TGGGTGTGTCAACACCGCTGAAATGTTCGCGCCGTTTCCAAAGAATGAACCGCCAAATTGGTCGGCCGCCAATCCAAGGCCAATCGATTCACGCGCACATTCAATCACAGATTTCCCAACAACGCCGTCAAATCCCAAACCGACAATGTGAATCATTTCCGAATCGTCGAACGTTTCTTTGTCGTCTATCTGGTAAAACTTTTCATCCTCGTATATTTTCACCGATACGCGTTCGGGTGCAATCGGAATCAATTTGATTGGGTTTCCCGCGTTGTCGCGTTTGATTGCGATGAATGCGTTTCCGTGCAAACAAAGATTCGCTTGACACGTTTCGCGGAATGTAAAATCCGACATCAATGGATTCGGTGTGTGAATCAATTTATTGATGGGATGCGCGTCTGCATTGCGGACCATTCCGTCCGTCGATTGTTTGACGTGCCACGGCAATGTTGCCATCGTTTCCGATATTACACGAACCGCCCCAAATACCGCGGACAATTGCATCGCGGTGTTTTCAGTAACTGAAATCCCCGTTTTTGATTCATTTCCCGCGAACAACCATTCGGCGGGATTCGACAAATTTGTCGATGGGCGATTCGGGTTGTTTCGAAACGCGCCCAAGATTCGCCCAAACAAGTTTTGATTTTCGGCCATTCGGTTGAAAACGATGTTTTAATTGGGGACAAATTAAACAATCATTTGCAAAAAAAAGGGACATCCAAAAAATGAATGTCCCAAAACAAAAACAAAGACCGACACCCGAACGGGCGTGGTGGGTTAAATGGGTTTGTGAATCGCCGCGTTTCGTTCCAATCGTTCGTTCAATGCCGAACGGCTAAACGTCACAATGCGGGCGCATTCTTTCAATACTATTCCAGCGGGCGAAATGGATTCGACCGAAAATTCTTTTCCCGTTCGCGTCATTTCAATAATGTCGCCAACGTTGATGTCATCAATTGGATTCATCTTGCGACAAATTACCAAATCATTTGTTGTTGTTGTGTGATACATAAAAAAAATATTTTCTGGTTCTTACCACCAAATCCCCCCGTTTGTTTCAGCGGGGGGCGGTGGTGGTTTTTAAATGCTAAAATCGTATTTTGTTCTTTCTACGATGTCATTTTCATCAAGACTATCTAAATAGTCATAAACCGCTTGAGGTGTTACATCGACGAATACTTGACCAGTTGCTGACGTTCTGTTTGCTGGCGATACGATTGTGTGTTTTGAATTTTTCATTTTGTCTTTGTTTTTGTTACCGCTTCATTGCGATGGTGTAAACATACAACCTTTTTTTGAATTCACAAATTGTGGACAAAGTTTTTTTTATTTTTTTTAGATAATAAAAAACGCCCCCCGTTTCAGCGGGGGGGCGTTTGATGATTGTTTACGATTTAGAAATTGAAATCGTAATGTTTGAACGGCGCATCTTCAATTGCCCAATATTTATTTGCTAATTGTGATTTGCTTAATCTTATTTCAAACGGCTCACCAACTTCAACGAAATCATATTGTTGTTGTGAATCATTCAAGCAAATTGCACTAAATCCGCCAACAACGAATTCCATTTTTGTTTTGTTTTCACCCGCTTCAATCGGTTGGATTGTAACGAAATTTTTTCCGCGTGTTGAAATGATTTTTCCAACTGGGTTGCTATCCGACCAAAGATGTTGGTTGATGTACTTTCCCTCTAATCCTTGAACGCCTTCGTAGTTGTTTTTGTTGATTCTTGTTTTCATTTTGTCTTTTGTTTTTGTTACCGCTTCATTGCGATGGTGTAAACATACAACAATTATTTTAATACACAATATGTGAACAAAGTTTTTTGATATTTTTTTTTAATTATTCCCAACCGATTCGCAATCCGTCCAAAAGACATCCACCATTTCGCCGTTTAAAACCAAACGAATCGTGAATCCGTCGCCCGTTTCTTGCAACCACGGCGTGAATCCTAAATCAAATAACATCAAACCCAATCGTCGGGCATCTTCAATATTCATCATAACATTCGTATTCCTTGCGATTCGTAAGTGGACGAACCCGTCATGTCCTTGTTTTCCATCGTCATCATTTCACCCAACGCCATAATCATGGCAATGATTCCGTCAATCTTATCGCCCGCCTTTGATTTGCTGAATTTTACATTTTCCGCATCGTCCTTTTTCGTCACCACATTCGCCGCCATCCAACGCAACATTCCGTGACCGCCGTGATGCAACAATCGTTTTTTGACCAGAATTTCCGCGTTCTTTATTGGCGACGTCATCGAAATAAATCCTTGACCAAACGGGTCCATTTCAACACCCGCGTCCGTCAATTGCTGAACCAATGAATTGGAATTCCATCGGTCAAACGCCACCGACTGAATGTCGAATATTTCAGCACATTCCAGAATCTTTTTTTGGATGACATTGTAATCCGTGGAATTCCCTTCCGTCACAATCAATTCGCCATTGCTGACAAACGTATCGTAAGAACCACCCGTTTGATTCCGACGGCGTTCGACCGCCGCTTCACTAACAAACAGAAACGGAACAATCTTGATGGATTCGTCATCCATAGGAAACGCCAACACGAACGCGGTGACATCTTCAACGGCGGCCAAATCCAATCCCGCGTAACATTTGCGACCCTTCAGTTTTTCCAATTCCACAACGCCGGACGATTTCATCCATTCGTCGTCTGTAATCCACGACGCCAAAGAATTCACCCATTGGTTCAAATGCAGTTGACGGAATGCGATTTCCGACGACGGCAATGTCTTGGCCTCGCGTGACATCTTTTCGAAATATTCGGGTTTGATACTGATTCCAAAATTCGGATTTGCCTTTTTCCACGTTTCCAAATCATGGATGTCGTCATCTGGTTCCGCCTCATATATCAACGGCAAAAACGTGTCGTCGTCGATGACGCCTTCGCCAACTCTTTTCCCGTAGGAATACAATTCGTGACAAATGGAATTCGTGTCGAACACGCCCGCCGTTGTTATTGCAATCATTAAAGGTTGTGAACGTGCGCCCATCGACGTCGCCATCACATCCCACAATTCGCGATTTTTCGCCGTGTGCAATTCATCGTAAATGACCGCCGACGCATTCGCACCATGTAGCAACCCAGCATCCGCCGCGACCGCTTTCAAAAACGAATTGGTTCCGTTCAACACAATTGAATTTTGAAACGTCTTGCAATTCTTTGTTAAGATTGCGGAATTGCGAACCATTTGTTTGCAGACCTCAAACACGATTTTCGCTTGGTCCCGTGACGATGCGCAACAATAGATTTCCGCGCCTTGTTCTTTTTCAACGAACAACACCGCCAACGCAATGGCCGCCGACAAATTTGATTTTCCATTCTTTCGCGGAATCTGGACATAGCTTGTCCGATATTGTCGCAACCCCGACGCGTTCATTGTCCCGAACAAATCGTGAATGAATTCCTTTTGCCATTCTTCCAACAAGAATGGTTGCCCCGCCAAATCACCTTTCACATGGGTGCAAACCCGTTCAATGAAATTGATGATTCGCGTGGATTTTGTTTCGTCGTGTGTCATTAGAACATTGTCAGTTGTGATTGGTGAACGCGTAATCGTTCGGCCGCGTTGTCAAAATATTCTTTATCAATTTCAAATCCCGTCAAATCAAATCCGCGATTGTGGCACGCCAACGCGATTGAACCCGAACCCAAATGTGTGTCCAAAATATTGTCGCCTTCGTTGGCGTAATTGTCCAAAATCCATTCGTACAACTTGACGGGTTTTTGGGTGGGGTGGATTTTACCTTTAGAATATGCTTCAACTCTACTCATTCTAAAAGCTTTACTTGCTTTATTGAAAGAAGTCCAAGCTAATTCAAAATCACTTCCAGTAAAAATTTGCATTTTATCCCAAATCAAATTGCATCTTGTAGGGGGTAAAGTAAAATAATTACCACCCCAAATAATTTGATTTTTACTCACCCTAAAAAGCTGATTAAAATATTTGTCACTAGGTACTTTATCCCATTTCACAGATGCTCTATTGTTGTCAAATTTTGCTTTTCTAAGTCCACCTCCATCGACTAATTTGTTTCCCACTCCATACGGTGGGTCAACGATTGCCAAATCAAATTCGTTGTCGTTCATCTGTTTCATTGCCTCAAGGCAATCCATATTTTTCAAATCAATCATTCCAAAAGGTCGTCAAGTGTTTCAATCTTTTCTTGCATTTCAATTTTTGCGCGTGACGATGCCGTCAATCCAAATTGTGTCATCATCTTTTCAACCTTCGCCCATGATTGATTCATCATCAAAACTTCTGGGCGCGGTCGCCACATCAAATCGCCTTGCGCCGTCGTCGTGGAATACGTTGGTCCTTGTTCTTTGATGACATTCCGCGCGACCTGATAATCTTCCCACGCGTCCGCCAACATCTGCAACGCCATTCCATCGACGTCCGCAACGACACCAAGGTCGTCCAATTTTTTGACCAGCCAATCAAATGTTTCCGATGCAGATTGAACCGCGGGAACCGATGGGATTCCGTCGGCTTCCAATCTATTTTTGTGGCGGCTTGCGTCAAATGTTCCTTGCGCTTTCAACATCGCCGTTGGTTTTGGTTTTCTTCCTTTGCTCATTTTTTATCCTTTTACAATATCGTTTTGCCCACATCTTGACTTTTTGTCGCTCAAAAATGCGGTCGTGTTCGCTTTAT